CCATGTTTTGAATGGTGTTCTAGGAAGCAGAGAATTGTAATTGATTATCCAGAAGATCAGTTGATTTTAACTGCTATTAGACATAATATTTCGGGTGAATATTACTCTTATATTCAGATGTCTGAGATTGGAAAGGCTTATAATATCCCATTTGTAAAAGCTTATGCTGGAAATGGTTCCAATATCGAACAACTTCTAGACGGACTAGAAAATGCTGAAGGATTTGTTATCAGATTTAATAATGGACATATGGTAAAGGCAAAAACTTCTTGGTATGTCAAAATTCATAAAGTTAAAGATTCTATTAATCTAGAAAAGAATGTAATAGATCTAATTATCAATAATAAACTTGATGATGCTAAACCTTTTATGATTGAAGCAGATCTCAAAAGAGTTGAAGAATTTGAAAATCTTTTCTGGGATGGATTTAATGAAGTCTCTATTAGAATTGAAGATGAAATTAAAGGATATCTAGAAAAATATCAAGGTGATAGAAAAGGTTTTGCACTTTCCAATACTTGTGATAAAATTACTAGGACTATTGCATTTAAAGTTTGGGATGGACTATATTCAGTTAGAATTGAGCTCCTAGAACTAATCAAAAGCAATATTAATACTTCAACTAAACTCGATACAATCAGGTTTCTTTGGAACAACCATAGGTGGAATCATGAATGAAGAATTAGCAAAAGCACTTATTCAAGAAGAGTGTCATCCTGATACAGATAATTATATTGCAGTAACAGCAGAAACTACTTCAGGTCAACGAAGATGGGTTACTGAATATGAACAAGTTTTTCAAGATAAAAGAGATAAAAGAGATGGAACTTATTGGAACATAAGTTGGGATCGTGGTTCTACAGAATATCAGGAATACACAGCTCTGAATATTGGGTTCTATGAGGTAGAACCTGTAGAAACAGTTATTATCAAATTTATGAAGAAGAAACATGAAATTTAAATTTTATATTCCAGAATATAATGAAACTATCGAACAAGCATTTTATTTTATAGCAGGATGTAGAGATGCTGCTCTAGATGAGTTTCTAAATTATCTTTGGACAGAAACTCATGGTAGTGAATGAATGATGGATTCTATGATCAAAATTCATTGCATTGATGAGAATGATAAAGAAACTATTCATAGGTTTACTACTGAATTTGAACCAAATTTCTCCACTTATGAAGTAGAAGTAGAAGTAGAAAAGAAAGATGAATGATGTTACTCGTAAACTTGCTTCGATTCGTCGAATTAAAGAAATTAGACCTATCGAAGGAGCCGACAATATTGTTTGCGCTGTTGTTGACGGCTGGGAATTAGTTACTCAGAAAAGCTCCAATTTAAAGCCAAGCGATTTAGTAGTTTACTTTGAAATTGATTCATTTCTACCTGAAACTGAAAAGTTTAAGTTTCTTCGTAAATCTTCTTATAAGGTCATGGATGGAGTTGGTGGATTCCGACTTCGCACCATCAAACTCAGAAAACAAATTTCTCAGGGGCTTATTCTCCCTCTTTCAGAATTCTTTACTTTTGATGAAGAAACTGGTAATATAGATGCAATTTACGTAAATGGCGAAGTAATCCTCCCTGAAGAAGAAACTGACCTAACCGAGTATCTAGGTATTAAGAAATGGGAAGCTCCTATCCATCCTTCTCTTGCTGGAACTGTTAAAGGCAATTTTCCGTCATTTTGTCCTAAGACAGATGCTGAACGTATCCAAAACATTATTGGTAAATTTCAATATCTTCCAGAAGAATATACCTATGAAACTACTGTCAAACTTGATGGTTCTTCAATGACAGTTTACTATAAGGATGGTAATACTGGAGTATGTTCTAGGAATATGGAACTTATTGAATCTGAAGGTAATGCTTATTGGATTGGAACTAATAAAACCAAACTTATTCCAGCCTTGGAACAATATGGAAAGAATATTGCTATTCAAGGTGAATTGATGGGACCTGGGATTCAAGGTAATAGAGAGAATTTAAAGGAACTTATATTCTTCATCTTTGATATCTATGATATTGATAGACAGGAGTACTACGATTTCCTAGGTAAGCATGCGGTAATTAACACTTTGGAAATGTTTAGAGCTAAACTCAATTATGTTCCAATGATAGATAGTGCGGTTAAACTATCAGATTTTGCTTCTATTGATAATTATTTGAAGTATGCTGATAGAAAGTCTTTAAATCATCCGATTGCTGAAGGTGTTGTTTTCAAAGAACTTAATGGAAAACATTCCTTTAAGGTAATAAATAATTTATTTTTGTTGAAAAGCAAGGATTAATATGTCAAGTTGGCAATCAATAGATACAGCTCCAAAAGATAGATATATTCAAATTACTGATGGAATCTGTATTCAAGATACTGTATGTTGGCGTGATAAGCGTATCGGATATTATGAATATAATTACCACCATCCACAACCGGCAGGATGGTTTAGTATAAATGGCTCTAGAAGTCGTCTAGATGGTAAAGCTACTCTTTGGGCAGAACTTCTTCCTTTACCATCTGATAGATTTAATAAAATTGACATATAAGTGATTACATGATATAAATATAATTATCATGTAAAATAATGAATTGAGATTCTAATGAAATTTGATATAGAAAAAGTGAGGAATTATATTGCTAATTCCTCAAAAACCTCTGAAGTTTATGTTGGTGCAGATTCTGAAAGATATCGAAAGAATAATATTTGGTATGCTGATTATACTGTTTGCGTAATCATTCATATTGATGGTTCTAAGGGTTGCAAGATATTCGGCCAGACTACTACTGAACGAGATTACGATCAGAAAAAAGATAAGCCTTCTATCCGTTTAATGAATGAAGTCATGAAGGCTGCTCAGATGTATCTACTTCTAGAAGAAGTAATAGGCGAAAGACATGTAGAAATTCATCTAGATATTAATCCAGATATCCATTATGGATCATCTTGTGTGGTTACTCAAGCAATAGGATATATTAGAGGAATGTGTAATGTGATTCCAATGGTTAAGCCGAATGCTTTTGCTGCTTCATATGCAGCCGATAGATATTCTGAAATCAAGAGGTATTGTAATTAATATGTGGTTAAAATTTCCCGAATATCATCCAAAAGAATCTGGATATTATCATACTTTTATTATAATTCAAAATATGGATGCTACTTTTATAAAGCAATTTGGTGGGATATTTTTGAAAAGAAATGGTGGCATGACAGATTAGTAACCAGTGCGCATGCTGTGCACTCTTACAACGAATCAACATTAAGCCCTTATAATATTCCATGCCAAATAGCTGAAGATAAAGATTTTGAACATTATGAAGTTAACAACTACATAAAGAGAGAAAATGAAAAAGAGATTAAAGAAAAAGTGGATTGAAGCTCTTCGTTCTGATACCTATAAACAAGGTAAAGGATTTCTTAAGACTATTGATAACAAATATTGTTGTACTGGTGTTTTGCTAGAGCTTTTTGATCCTATAATCTTCATAAATAGAACTACAGATACTGGACAATGCTATGCAGTAAATCATTACCATAACATCTCCACAATTCCCATGAAAATACAAAAAGATATGCAGATTGAAAATAAGGATATGGATATTCTCATCAAAATGAATGATGAAGAAAATAAATCATTTAGAGAAATTGCAGATTGGGTTGAAGCTAACTTATAAAATTGGAGTTACTTATTGGCTATAATTAGATTTAATGATGAAATTTTTACTACAGATTCTAAAGATTATGAAATTCTAGAACATGCAGTTAGAGGTATTAAAGGTGTTCCAGGAGCAATTGTTGAAATTGGAACAAGAATGGGTGGAAGTGCTAAACTTATTATTGATACATTAGTTGATAATGAAGATAATAATAGAAGCATGTTTTGTATTGATCCATATGGAAATATTGAACTTGAATGCACTAATATAAATCTCTCAATTCATTATCCTGGAACTGAAGTTATTGGTGATCCTCTAGATAAGAATGTTACTTCTACTCGAAAATTCGACTATGATAATGGCATGAGAAATAAGATTATTCCTACTCTTTATTATTATGCCTTTTCAAACAATATTAATTTTACTTTCTTTTGTCTAGAAGATACTGAATTCTTCATCAGATATTCCGATGGGGTTCCTACCTATAATGAGGTTAAGAAACTTGAAAATACTTATGCTTTAGTATTTTTCGATGGACCACATACAAATGAAGCAGTTTTAAGAGAACTAGATTTTTTCATTCCACGTTCTGTAATTGGAACTACCTTTATTATAGATGATGTTTGGATGATGGAACATGAAGAACAAGTTGAACCACTTCTGTTTCAGAATGGATTTGTTCTACTGAGTAAATCACAAATTAAAGCCTCATATAAGAAGGTGGGATAATGTATTCAGAACTTGAATTGCTAGTCATGGATGATATGCTTCGGCTTGGATATGATCCACATGATAAGAACCAAGTAATTGAATATTGGGAAGAAAGACTATGAATATTGTACTTTATACTAAACCAACTTGTTCATATTGTAATAAAGCTAAGATGCTTCTTGTTTCAAAAAATCTTTCATATCAGGAATTAAAGCTTAATGAAGATTTTACCCGAGCAAGTTTGCTATCTCTTTATCCATCGGTTAAAACTTATCCAGTAATTATCATTGATGGTTTTAATATCGGTGGATATGAGGAACTTAACAAATATCTTCTAAATGAAGAAACAACCAACAACAATTTGAAATTCCTAGCAGAAGGAGCTTAATTATGCAAGTAGATAGAGAAAACTTTATCAAAGATTTAAAAACTAATGTTATTGAAGTTACTTTCAATAAAGTAAATGGAACCCAGCGTGTAATGCGGTGTACTCTGCGTGAAGATTTGCTTCCAGATAAGTATTCGTCTACCGAACAAGAAAAGTTTCATAAAGATAATAATGAAGTAATTGCTTGCTGGGATGTAGTCAATGGTGGATGGCGTTCATTCCGTACTGATTCAGTAGTATACATTCAAGATGTTAATGACAATTACTAAATGATTAGTGTTGGAATAACCTTTGGTTCATGGGATTTACTTCATCCCGGACATGTAATACTTCTTAATACCTGCAAAGATCAGTGTGATAAACTTTATATCGGTCTTCATACTGATCCAAGCACCCAGAGATTAAGCAAAAATCGACCGATTCAAACTTCATATGAAAGATATATTCAGCTTTGTGGCATACTCAGATCAAATGATGAAATTGTCCCATATGATACTGAGCTTGACGTAGTCAATATGTTATCAATTCTTCCAGTTACTAAGAGATTTATTGGATCTGAATATTACGGAACAAAATTAACTGGTCACGATATTTGTACTACAAGGTCAATTGAGATAATTTATATTTCAAGACTTCATAATTATAGTTCTTCTGAATTGAGAAACCGTATAGCTCCCTGCAAAGGATCAAGATGAATGATGAAGTATCTAAATGATTACTTCCTAGAAGTAGAAAATATTGCTGCAGGTATAGACCAAAAATCAATCGGTTCTATGATAGAAATTCTGGAATGGACTAGACAAAAAAGTGGTAGAGTTTTTGTCCTCGGCATTGGTGGAAGCGCCGGAAATGCTTCTCACATGACTAACGATTTAAGAAAACTTTGCCATATTGAAGCATATTGTCCTACCGATAATGTATCAGAATTAACAGCTAGAACAAACGATGATGGATTTGATACAATCTTTTCTGAATATTTGAAAGTATCAAAGTTTAATTATATGGATGCTATTTTAATTCTATCAGTTGGTGGTGGAAATAAAGAAAAGAATGTATCGACTGCATTAATTAAAGCTATCGATTATGCTATAGAAAAACATGGAACTGTTTTAAGTATTCTAGGTAGATATGATGGATATGCTGCTGAAAATTCTAATGTTTCAGTTATTATTCCAGAAATAAATTTCTCTAGAATTACTCCTCATTCTGAGGAATTTCAAGCTGTAGTTTGGCATTGTATTGTTTCCAGTCCAACACTTCAGACGGTGAAAACGAAATGGTAAAAACTCGGGCAGTATTTTTTGACCGTGACGGTGTATTGACAAATTTAGTTGATAGGGGTTGTGGTATTAAAACTGCACCATGGATTCTAGATGAATTAACATTTTCTGAGTTTGCTAAGACCGCCATTAAAGTAATACAATTTCTAGGATATAATCCATATATTGTTTCAAACCAGCCAGACTTTTTTCAAAATATTATTCCTACTACAAAAATTGATCAAAAAATCTGGGATTTAGTAAATGAAATGGAATGTAAAGTATCTGCTGAATTAGAAATTCCATATGAAAATATATTTCATTGTTACGATAGAACTTCTGAATATTATAAACCTGGTAATAAAGCAATTGAAAACTTCATAAAAGCATTTGATATAGATCGAGATAAATCTTTCTTTATTGGTGATTCCTGGAAAGATATTGCTGCTGGGAATGCTTCTGGTCTAACTACAATTTTTATTGGTGATTATCATTATCAAGAATACCAACATGATATAGATGTTTTTCCGGATCATCAAGTTATGAATTTATCAGATGCTATAAGTATTATCATAGAAAAAGGAAATTTAAATTGAGTATAGCATTATTTGCTGATGGTGCAGATTTTAATGGTATAGTAGAATCTGCAAAGAATTCTAATATTACCGGGTTTACTACTAATCCTACACTTATGAAGCAAGCTGGTATTACTGATTATGAAAGCTTTGCTAAGAGAACTATCGACTATCTTGCTGCTAATCGCCCAGAAACTTCTCTTTCTCTAGAAGTTTTTGCTGATACACTAGAAGAAATGACTAAACAGGCTCGTCTAATTGATTCATGGGTACCAGATTCTTATCGAGTTTATATTAAGATTCCAATTACTACTACTAATGGAACATCAACTGGTAAGATAATCAGAGCACTTTCAGAAGAATGTATTCCCATAAACATTACTGCTGTAATGAATGCAGATCAAATTGATGGAATTCTGCAGACTAAAGGCAAATATGATAACCATACTATAATTTCATTGTTCTGCGGACGCATTGCGGATACAGGAGTAGATCCAGAACTTGTAGTACTTCATTCTAGGCACATGATAGATGATTATAAGTCTTTTCATAAGCTTAATGATGTAAAGCTTCTTTGGGCATCTCCTAGGGAAGTATTTAATTATGTTCAAGCAGAACGTTCTAGATGCGATATTATTACTATGACTAATACACTTATCAATAAGATGCAGAATTTTGATAGGTCTTTATATGATGTTTCTATTGATACTGTGAAAATGTTCTATACTGATGCAGTAGCATCAAACTATAAGATTGGATAAAAATGTTTGAAGAAAATGAAATCTCTACTAATGCTAATGGTGGAACAGAAATAGCCAAGAGAACTTTAACGAAGTTGTTAGATCCAAAGCTTCTAGATAATTTTCAAATTATTTCTTCCAGACCTAGAGATTTTGATCAATCTAAAATTAGAGTAATGTACTTTCACGACTTACCAGAAGATCCAGAAAGTGCTAAATTCAAGGAACAATCTTTCCAAGATAATTTCCATAAGTTTGTATTCATTTCTAATTGGCAATATCAAAGGTATTGCATCTTTCATAATATTCATGTTGATAATAAGAGTATTGTAATTGAATCTGGAATTACTCCCGCTCATAGAGATGTAATTAAGAATAAACCTAATGATGGTAAAATTCATATTGTATATACTTCTACTCCGCAACGCGGTCTAAATATCTTAGTTCCAGTATTTAAGAAACTTGCCGAGACTCATCCTGAAATTCATCTAGATGTATTTTCTTCATTTAAAATTTATGGTTGGGATGATGCTGATAAACCATATCAGCCTTTATATGATGAGATTATCAATCATCCCCAGATGACTTATCATGGATATGTCGAACATTCTAAACTTCTAGAACACCTAGACAAATCTAGTATCTTCGCATATCCATCAATCTGGATGGAAACTTCTTGCAGAGCTATGCTTGAAGCAATGTCGGCAGGTCTTTTGTGTGTTCATTCTAATGTTGCTGCTCTCCCCGAATCTTCTGGTTCATTAAATCTAATGTATCATGCAGATTTAACAAATGTGCATAATCATGCAAATATGTTTCTTTTTTATCTAGAAACTGCCATTAATATGGTTAACAAGAAACAAGTTGATAATATGCTGCGATTCAACAAAACCTACATTGATTCTAGATATAATATTGATAGAATTAAGCTTCAATGGGAATCAATGCTTGATAATCTCTTGAAGGAACATCCTGAAAATTCTAGAGGTAAGCAAGATGTATTTTACTATTCAACAGTTCATAAATAATGTTAATTTCTAAAACTCCTTTAAGGCTTGGGCTTTTCTGCGGTGGATCCGACTTACCTTCTTTTTATTCTATGGAAGAAGGTGCAGCATTATCAATTACTATTGATAAGTATATCTATGTAATGACTCATACTACACCACATATTGGCGTTAGAACTATGTATGATGTAGTAGAAGACTCTTCAACTCTTGAAGCAATGCAACATAGAATTACTAAGGAAACTCTTAGACATTTTGATATTACTAAAGAACTAACTGTAGCATCAATTTCCGATATTTTATCAAAAGGTTCTGGGCTCGGTTCTTCATCAGCATTTACGGTAGGATTGATTAGAAATATCTCTTACCTAAAATATGGTATTGATTCAAAAAAATATATTGCTGAAAACGCTTGTAATGTAGAAATGAATCTGTGCAGTTATCCAGTTGGAAAACAGGATCAATATGCTTCTTCATATGGTGGATTAAACTTCTTTAGGTTTGGAACTGATGGTACTGTAACTAGAGATAACATAAATATCTCTAGGAATACCCTAAACACGCTTGAAAATAATCTATTATTAGTATATTCAGGAAAAGGACGGCAGGCAAATATTATTCTACAGCAACAGCAAGAAGCAATGCTAGATAAAGATAAATTTGCTATAGTAGCAAAAGCTAGAGATATGGCATATGAAGGGCTAAAATATCTACAAAATGGCGATATTGATTATCTAGGTGATGCATTTAAAGAATCGTGGAATAATAAGAAGAAATTAGTATCTTCTATTTCCAATGAATACATAGATCAAGTCTATAATTTTGCTACTAAGAATGGTGCAACAAGTGGAAAATTGCTTGGAGCAGGAGGTGGAGGATTCTTTCTATTCTATGTTAAAAATTATAATAGAAAGAAATTGAGTCAATTAATAGTTAATGAATTTCCTCTATGCAAAGTATACGATTTTAAGTTTTCATATGAAGGATCGCAACTATTAGCGATGGATTAAATTATAAAGGAAAAGAATTGACAGAACAATCGAATAATATCATAACTTTTAAAAATCCCAATTCAGTAACTAATGATAATCAAGTTTTGACTAAAGAACAAATTGACGATAATATCGAAACAATGAAATTATATCATATTCAAGAATTTTTAGCTACATTAACTCCAATGATATTTACACAGATTGAAATCGGTGGATTTAGTCTAGATGATGAGGATGATTTATCGCTTAAAGATGGTGCATTCTTTGTTGAAGCAATTAGATCTTTACTCTGTAAGCATTATAACATTTATCATCCATTCCAAATTATAGCTGAAGCAACACTTATAAAAATTGAAGAAGAAGAAAATTCATTTAAGATAGCTGAAAATCTTAATATTATATTAAAAGAACAAAAAGAAGCATAATATCTATATAATGGAGAATTAAAATTATTATCATGGATTATAGTCAAGTTTGCATTGCAAATCTAATGCAGCAACTTGGTAATCACACGAATACTCAACTTGAAGAACCAATGCTCAGGCATATGATCCTAAATAGTATTCGAGCCTTTAATGTTAAGTTCAAAGATGAATTCGGTGAAATGATTATTGCTTGTGATTCTACCCATCATTGGCGCAAACAAATTTTTCCTTATTATAAAGCTAATAGAAAAAGGGCAATTGAAAAATCTGAACTTGATTGGAAAATGATTTTTGATTCTTTAACTAGAATTAGAGAAGAATTAAAGGCTTTTTCACCATATAAAGTTCTAGATGTAGAAACAGCAGAAGCTGATGATATTATTGCTACACTAGTTCAGACTACATTTTTACAGAAAATTTTAATCTTGTCATCTGATAAGGATTTCATTCAGCTTCATACTCATTCTAATGTAAGTCAGTATGATCCTGTTAGGAAGAAATGGATCACTAATCCAGATCCTAGGAAATATCTAAAAGAACATATTCTAAACGGTGATAAAGGCGATGGTGTACCCAATGTACTATCTGCTGATAACTGTTTAGTTATTGGTGAAAGACAGAAGTCAATGACCAAGAAACGTCTAGACGAACTTATGTCTAGAGAACCTACTGAATATATTGAGAATATTAAAAGAAACTATTCTAGGAACGAACAGTTAATCGACCTGGGAAAGATTCCAGATCATATTAAAATTCAAGTAGACTTACAATTTTCAAATCAGATGACTAAAGATTCAAGCGGTTTCTTTTCATATTTAGCTAAAAACAAATTGAATAAATTACTTGAATCAATGAATGATTTTTATTAAGAACAAGGAGAAATAATACTAAATGGCATACAGAGTTGGAATGGCTGAATTCCTAGAAAAAGTTTGTAAATTAAAGAAAAATGAAGAAAAGGTTGCTGCATTAAAGGCAAATGATTCTAAAGTTCTAAGAATTGTACTTCAAGCAGCATTTGATCCTACCGTGAAGTTTTTGCTTCCAGAAGGCAATGTACCGTATACTCCCAATAAGCTTCTAGATCAGCAGAATGTTCTAATTCATGATGCTAGAAAGATGGTATACTTCATTGAAGGATTTTATCCAGGATTAAAGCAGGTTAGACGAGAAACTATGTTTATTGAGTTCTTAGAAGCACTTGATCCTAAAGATGCTGATATGATGACATTTATCAAGGATAAGAAATTCCCATGGAAGGGATTGACTGTTCAAATCGTTAAGGAAGCTCTCCCAGGACTTATTAAAGATGTGTCAGAAGTCAAAGCATAAAAAGTATTACACCGAAGATTCTAGATATATTGATGGATATGGTCTTGATAAAAGAAAAAATACATCCATTGATAAAAGAAAAGAACATCGATTTGCTAGAGCTTTAAAAGTTAAAAATGTTGATGAACTTTTAAAGTATTCAGATGAAGATGATATCGAAGATGATAAGTACTTCATTGATGACAGAAAAGAAGAAGAAGAATAATGCCAGAATATCTCTTTAGAGATAAAGAAACAAATGTTGAATGGATTGAATCAATGTCCATTACTGAGCGAACTGATTTTCTTGATGCTAATTCGGGAGTTGAACAATTAGTTTATGGATTCCCTGGATTATCTTCTGGTGTTAATAAGAAGCCTGATGCTGGTTTCAGAGATTTACTTAAACATATTAAAAAGGGAGCAAATAAGGGAATAACTAGAAGTTCTATTAATACGTTTTGATTATGTTAATCGTGATTTCTTAACTCTAAATTAAAAGAAAAACAAATGGACGAAGAAACTCATAACTATAGATTAACAAGAAAAGAAAAGAGACTGCAGAGACAGCAAAATAAACAAGAAGCTGTACAGCAACAATCAATCAAAGAGAAATTAAATTTTGTTTTGAAGTATATTAAACCATTAACTCCTTCTCAGGAAAGAGTTTTTGAAGATTATCAAAACAAAGATTTACTTCTACATGGATATGCTGGAACTGGTAAGAGTTTTGTTGCTATATATCTAGCACTCAAGCAATTAATAGAAGAACCCAATTCTTCTTATAAAAAAATAGTTATAGTTAGAAGTACTGTTCCAACTAGAGATCAAGGATTTCTTCCTGGTTCTTCTAAGGAAAAATCAAAAGAATATGAACTTCCATATCAAGCAATCTGTAATGAATTATTTGGACGTGGTGATGCTTATGACTACCTAAAGAATAAGAAGCTTATTGAATTCATTTCTACCTCATATATCAGAGGATTGACAATCAATAATGCTATTATCTTTGCTGATGAAATTGAAAATTTTTCTTTCCATGAATTGGATTCTGTCATTACTAGAACCGGCAAAGGATGCAAGCTTATATATGGTGGAGATTTCACACAGACTGATTTTATATATGATAAAGATAAAGATGGATTGAAGAAATTTATGAAGATTCTAGAGAATATGAAATGTTTCTCATTCATTGAATTCAGTGAACAAGATATTGTTCGGAGTGGCAAAGTTAAAGAGTATATTATTACTAAAAATAGAATGAAATTGTGATACATTTAATTAGACGATGGCTCGGATTATGTAACCATTTATATCGACCATATATACATGATGGGAAACGTGAATGGAATAGATGTGTTTTTTGTGATAAGATTAAAAGATTTGATAATTACAAAGGAAAGTTATAATGATTTATAATAGACGTGGATTTTTATCTGGAGCAGCTTCGATTTTAGCTGCTCCAGCAATTATTAAAGCTGATAATCTAATGAAGATTATCAGATCATACAAATCTCCTCAGATATTTTATACTATTATCTATGGTCATCCAGCCTTTATACCAGTAATCGGTATAGAAGAAATTTATGAAGATTCTAGAGAATATGCACCGGTTAGAAAACTTCAATGGTAATGATTATTAAATTCTGAAGAAACAATAATTATGTCAAGTCCTTACAAACACATGATAGGATAGCCATGAAAGAAATTTATATTGCCAGCAAAACAAAACATGCTGATATATGGAGATCTTGGAGAGAAGACTTAAATATCAATTCTAGTTGGATCGATGAAGTTGGTAAAACAGAAGACTTTACCGAGTTATGGCTTCGTCGTATAGAAGAAGCATCAAATGCTGATATTTTGGTAATTTATAGAGAACCCAACGAAATTTTACAAGATGCTTGGATAGAACTTGGAGCAGCAGTAACTAATAATAAACAAGTTTATGCTTATGGTATTAGAACATTTTCTGTTGCTAATCACCCCAATATCAAGCATTTTAAATATCTAGATGAATTACACCAAGCTCTTCTAGATAAATGAGAAAAGTATTTAAACATTACCCAGTAGAATCCGTAGTCCTGTCATCTGAAGATACTCCATCTGGAAGATACTATATTCTTCCAGATGGTTCTAGATTTAAATCAGTAACAACACTTCTGGGTGAACGAACTGATAAATCTGGTTTAGTTGCTTGGAGAGAAAAGGTTGGTGAAGAAGAAGCAAATAGAATCTCTAGGATTGCTGCCGATAGAGGAACAAAGGTCCATAATTGTGCTGAATTACATTTAAAAAATGATGATACATATTTGATCAAAACAAACCCCTTTGTTCTAGATTCATTTAAATCACTTGGTGACATGCTCGATAAACATGTTGATGATATTATTGCAATTGAATTACCATTATATTCAAAGTTATTGAAAACTGCTGGTAGAACAGACCTAATAGCATACTATGATGGAATATTATCAGTAATAGATTTTAAAACTTCCAAGAAATTAAAAGAAGAAAAATGGATTGAAAACTATTTCATCCAAGCAACATGTTATGCAATGATGTTCATGCAATTATATTCCATTGAAATAGAACAAATTGTTATTATGATAGCAGTAGATGATGAACCTGTACAAATATTCATTAAAAAGGTTAAAGACTATATACCAAAGGTAATTGAATTATTCATCAATTATAACTGAAAAGCCCAGAAGAAATCAATCTTCTGGGCTTTTTCTTATTTCTTTTTCGGTTTAGATATAAACTTCATTGCAGCATCTGGAGTCATTGATTTATGTTTAGATGCTTTAATTCTAATCTTTTCAGATCTATCATTCATTGCCTTCATGATATGAGACTGTTTGATATTAGGATGATCCAGAGCAGTAGATCTAATCAATATCGATTTGTCTTTCAAAGCTTTATGAAGATTTTCAGCAGAAGCTGATGGATGGAGTATTGCAAACTTTCTAACTGCTTCATCTTCATGATCTAGTAAACCATGAATATCTTTATCTTTGAGTTTAATTGAAGTTAGATCTGATTCTATTAATAGAAAATCTAGAAATTTAAGCATAGTTTGATTCTGATTTTAATGAACACTCAAATGAATATACCAGCTGCCCTGCTTCATTTATAATCTTCAGTGCTATCAATTCAGCTGTATCTAGAAGAAATCCTGCTATCATTGCTTCCCTAAGTTCGATATATTCAATATCCTTAACAATTAAAGTATTATCAAACCAATAATGCTTTCTAAGCTTATATGTATTAAGCGCCATCTGTTTCTCTTTCTATGAATTTGTTCCAAGCTTGAATTGTATTTCTAGAGTATTTATTCAAGCTTATTTTATTAAATCTAACATTATCCTTTTCATATTTATGTACTATCAATAATTTATCAAGGATGCTTTCCATATCTGTAGGATCAGCAACATATTTAGCACCAAGCCA